GTCGTAAGTTGTTGATTACCAAGGGGTTACGACGCGCGGGGGTGGCCCGCCGCCATAAGTCGTTGGCTATCAACGGTTTACACATAAAACGCCCAACTTTTTTGAGCGTTTCTGTGCCAGCCGAAGCATTTTCGCTTCGCGCTTCGCCTTATTCCTTTTGATACAAGTACCTTGTCGCGAGGTCTTTGATTTCTTCCGCCGATTCTATTAGGTCGTAGTTCTTGCTGTATATCGTATAAGCTAGTTCCGCGTAAGAGACAATTCTGAAGCCTCCTTCCTTGGGATAGAATCCTATCGCGTCGCCCAAATGCGGGTAACTTCCGTTTGAATGAAGCGGGACCGCATAATCGATTCGCCCCTTTTTTTCGATACCGCTCAATCTTATCAATGTTTCAATGTCCATCATTTTTTTCTCCTTTTGTCTGGGATTATACTGCTTGGAGTTCTTTTGTTTTAATCAAACTCTCTTTTTCTTTTTCTAGTTTCTCTACCCGAGAAAAGTCACGGGCTCTTTTTGCCAAGGTAATGGCTCGATTTTTTCCTGCAATTTTCCGAGAGATTGATCCCTTGCCGGTGCCGTCATTGCTTTTTGTTTTCTCGGTTAGGCAGTCGATTACATTAGTAAGCCTGTATCCGCATAACATCTTTCTAGAAAACTTTCCGGCAGTTTTTAGTTTGCGGGAAATTTTTAGCTCTGGCCTGTCGAAGGTGTATATAATAGTTACCATTGGGGTTCTGCCTTCTTTTGTGTTTTTGCATTCTTTACCGCCCTTGTAAAGTACCACCTTCTCGGGAATATATCCGATTAACTGCGACAGGACTTTGATACAAACTTGATTCAATCCTCTAACATCAGGCTTGAACAAAGCGAAATTTTCTCCGAATGGTTGGCACAAAGATTCGATGATATGCTCCCTGCCTCCAGATATTCGACCCGTCAGTGAAAATGTAACGGCAAAGACTTCGGGCTTGTGTTCGGCTCGCTGAATGGCAAGCTCAAACATTTGTCTTGGATTGGGTTGGCCACAGAAGTCCGCCCAAATGCAATTAATTTTTTCGTTAATTTCTCTGGACACGGCAAACCAATCGCCATATTCAAGTTTAAAGCGGGCAGGTTTATTTTTTTGGGCTTTCTCGTATTTTTCGAAGTCGTTCTCGATCATGTAACCGCTTGCTTTTTTAAATGTTTTTTTCACGGCCTTCTCAAAGACGCATTGTTCTCCGCACAGGCTTAGAACTTTCACATTATTATTCTTGCCGAAACGGTCGGTTAAACTTTTGATGATTTCACTTCGAGCGATATTCTTCTTTTTGTTGTTCTCCATTGCCTTCTGATTCATTTCTCTCTCCTCTGGTGGTTTTGGTTTACTTGATTAATTTATCAAAATGACCCATTAATGCAAGACTTAAATAAACAATTTGAAATAAAAATCTAGACCCAAATAGTCAAATAGTCAAATAGCCAAATAGTCAAATAGTCAAATAGCGATTTGGAACAGGTTTTTGTGGCCAAATAAGGGCCTCATACTTCTGGCCGCTGCCATCACTTCTCAGTTTCTAACTTTTGACATTCTAACTTTTGACATTCTGACTTTTGACATTCTGACTCTTGAGAATCCTGATCCACCTCTACCTCGAAGTCTGGATCATGCACCTCGCCCACCCACCGGATGCTATGGGTCTTCAGCGACTCTATGAAGAAAAATCTTCCGTGCGTATCGCGGGCGGGTATCCTGTCGGATTCACGAATCACCATCCACTTGTCTCCGTGCTGGGCGATGCGTTCCTTTGCTTTTTTTGTCTTGGCTTTTAGTGTAATGATCATAATGCAATCCTATTCTTTATGCGGTTCAGAGTCAACTTTATTTTTTGATTATTTTGATATTTTTTAGGGGCGTTTCCGCATTTTAATCTTATAGGGGTGGGGGTAGAGATGCAAGAAAAAAGCGAAACTTTTTTGAATTTTCTGCCCCGAAAAAACAATAGGGAACAATAGAAAGTTGGCACAGGAATGCTTGAAAAGTAGGGGTGTTTTCTGCGTAAGTTGTTGCGTTGCAGGCACTTACGGGGCGCGGGGGGCGCCCATCGCCATAAGTCGCTCTATTGCAACGACTTATGACTTAAATGGCTCCTTTTTTTAGTGGTTTCTATGCCAAGTGACTGTACATTTTTCGTGCCAAGTCTACCTTCCGTGCTTGCATAGTCTGCGGGCGGTATTGCAAGGACTGCACCAGCCAACGGTAACATCATGCACCCGCTGGGCTTCCTGTTTAGTAAGCAAGTGAGCTTGACCGCTGTCAATTTTATCGGTGGCACTCTTGTAGAGGTCATAGCTTTGTGAACTGCTGGATGTGGAAGTTTCAAAAGATGATTGCACAATTGCAACAAGCATTACCAGACCGATGATCACCCAAAGAACTTCTGTAAATGTTAAGTTTTTCATTTTTTTCTTCCTTTTGTTTTTTAGCTCTCAAGCCAGTTTGTCAATTTGTTTCGCAGGGTCTCAACCTCATCCCTCGTCAACTCTACATAAGCGTCTAGCCCCACCGCCAGTTGAAGGCACTTTCCGTCAGTCTGGCCTCCATAAAATTGAGTGAGGGATACGGCTTTCGCTTCGTCTCGCTTTACTTCCATTTCATATAATTGCGTACTCATTACTTCTCTTTTCTTTTTTAGTTTAGGTTTGCCAGTGCTTGGACATGGTGTCTACTTCTACGCCCAACCTGATGATACCATTTTGAATCTTTCAACTCTTTAGACATTAGCTCAAAGTCACGAGCATTGCAAGCCTCGATTGTCTTTTTGAACTTTGCGAAGCGAGTCTCACCGAGGTTGAATCCTAAATCAATCAAGCAGTATTGGACAATTTCGGGCAATCCCCACATATCCTTTATATATTTCGGCATGAACTCATACACAACTTCTAGGTCTTGATTAAAGATAGCGTCAATTTCTTGATCAGTTAGGTAAACGAAGTTCTCGCCCTTTTTTAGTTTATGGCCGATCCCTATGGTTTTATATCCAGCGGGGCAGGTGTAAACTTCATTCCTGTACCCTTCCCAGTGAGCAATGAACTCCCCTATGGTGCTGATGTCCTCTTCGTGAACTAAGTTTCGCCCCTGAGAGCAAACGGCAATGATAGAGATAAGTAGAACAATTTTTTTCATAATTTAACCTAGGTTTTTGATTAACACTTTGTTTTTACCGATGAATTCGCCACCGAATGAGATCTTGAAATTTTCCACATATCCCGAGGTCGTGTCTTCGTCGATTGAAATCTTGGCGGAAAGCTCTTTCAGAATCTTTGTTTCCATGAACAAGGTGTTCATTGGAAGGATTACGGTTTTGCCCGCCGGAAGCCATTTCATAGCGTCTGCGATTTCCTCAACTTTCATTCTCAGGAGTTGCTCCATTCCCCACTCGTGTAGTTGCATCAAACTTTCTTTATCTTTTTCGTTCATCTCTTATTCCTTTCTCTATCTTTATATTATCAAAGCGTGGTTTTATTGCAAGCCCTAATTCCAGAAATGCACAACTTTTTTCATCAAGTTTTCACGAATTTCCAGAAGAGCTTCGGCAGTCATTACTGACAGTTCGCACTTAGTGATTTCGCTTCGGACGGTTTGCGGGTCGTTTGCCATGATAGCGTTTCGCTTATGCTCCTGACCCTCGTCGATTGCCTTCTTAATGTCTCGATCTAATTTTTGAAGTGTGTTCATTTCGTATTCCTTTCTCTACTCTTATATTATCAAACTGACAGAAGATGTCAAACAAAACGAGCAATTTGTTTCACTTCTTTTGGGTTGTGGTAAAGGGCTTTTACCATTGCCAGCCTAGGCGTTCGGCTGTAGCCGTTAGCCTTTGCGTATTCCGTTACCCTCTCAGGGTCACCGCTTACGGCGACCATTTCGAGTTTTCCCTGATTGTTTACTATTTTGAATGCAGTCATATTTTCCTTTCTTTCTATTATAACTATATCAAACCATGAGAAAAAAGCGAGCTTTATTTTCACTTATTTCATGCAGAAAGTTTGTGAATAGGCTTGACAGGATCCCGGCTGAAGAAACTTTTTGACTTGGCATGAAACCCATCCAAAAGAGAGGCGGTTTTCTACGTAAGTCGTTGAATACCAAGGGTTTACGACGGGCGGGGGCGCCCCGCGCGCGTAAGTCGTTGCGTTGCAACGCTTTACGAATAAAAGAGGGGTTTTTTTCGAGCAGTTCCGTGCCAAGTGCCCGTACATTTTTCGTGCCAAGCGGGTTAGAACCCGGCACTAAAATGGGCCTCCATTTCGTCCCGCTCCTCTCTGGTCAGAGGGGCGACAACCCCGGCGAGGAACTCGAACCCCTGTCGGTCGAAAGCCCTCGCTTCCTCGTGACGCTCCGCGAGGATCTCCTCGCGAGTCATCACAATCTGGCGGGCCTGCTCCTCTCGGAGCAACGCCTCCTGATCTTCGAGGTAAAAATCTTCGCACTGAATTTCGGTTGCAAAACTGTCCATGATCTCTCTCCTGTTTGGGGTTTAACTACAATTTTAAGGTAACACGGGGGGCTGATCCCGTCAACCAAAATCAAACGAATTTTTCGTTTATTTTGATCCATCCATCGACAGGAATCTGCCCCGTGGCGATGCCCTGTTTTCGCCAACCGTCATCGAGGCGACGATCAGCAAGCTCTTCTGCCTGCCTGACCCCGTTCTTGAGCGAGCGAGCCCAGACCACAGCATGGCCACAGGCGTACTTGTGAGCGGGGGCTCCATACCCGGCTCCGGTTCCTTCTGCGACACAGACCTCGATTTTGTTAATTTTGCTCATATCGTACCTTTCTATTCTACTGTTATGCGGAGTGAGCCGTCAAGAGATTTTCTTCCAGCTCCGCGAATTCCATTTGACTTCGAGGGTCACCGAAGAAAGTTCCGATCACTTCCCATTGCTGGGCCGATGCACCCGGAACGGAAACAAACAGCCCCGCCCACGGTTCCTCGTGGTTTCCAGTTTCGAGCCACTCTTGAAACTCGAAAAGCAGGTGGAAGGTTTCGGAGCCGTTGCTCACTTCGAGTTCGATGTCGTTCTCGTTAGCCATTAGGATTTTTTCTATTTTCATCATATGTACCTTTCTTAGTATGTCTTTATTATTTCACAGGTGGTCTTGAAAGTCAACCCCTGTTTTGATTTATTTTCGCCACCGTGAGATTAGTAAACCACCCACAGCAAGGCCTTTGCTTCGGCGAGAATTTTGGCTTGCTCCTCGAGAAGCTGGGAGCGTTTGTCCGTGTCGCCCTGAGGCAACTGGGCTAGAATTTCGTCTGATCGCTCCATCAGGCTTTTGAACTTGGCTCGGATTTCTGTTTCTGTTTTCATAGTCATACCTTTCTTTATTATGTTTTCATTATTTCATAGATCTCAGGAAAAGTCAACCCTACTGAACGATTTTTTTTCGTTTTTTTTTATGAAGAAAGTTTACGAAAGGGCTTGACAGGCCCGGGGGCAAAAAAACTTTTTGAGTTGGCACGGAATCCCTCCGAAAGTTAGGTGGTTTTTGTCGTAAGTCGTTCTCCCGCAACGGTTTACGGCGCGCGGGGGGCGCGCCCCGCCCTAAGTCGTTGTCCTGCAAGCACTTACGACTTAAATGCGGGTGTTTTTCGAGCAGTTTCGTGCCAAGATTTAGTCTTCGACACCGAAAATTTTGTCTTGACAGGTCTGGCACATACCAGAAATCTCGAACTCGCGACGGCTCAGGTCGTCACGGAATTCGGCGCAGTCGCCACCGCACATTGGGCACTCGCGCGCGAGAATCTGGTGTTGGCGGTTTACGCCAAACACGCGCTGAATCATGTCCTCTACGGCGGGGGACTTCTCGGACGGATTTGGGATTGAATTTTCCATGATTGTATTCCTTTCTAGGGGTTGTAGTTTCTATTATAAATCTAGCACAGGTGCCGACTAAATGCAACAAAAAAGTTCGTTTTTTTTACTCGGACTTCACGACCTCTCTGTTTTCAATTTCAGCGAATACCATGTCATAAGCAGGGTGACCGAAAAAGATCGCAACGATTTCCAGCTTGTCCTTAGAGAAGCCCGGAGCCGAAACATACAGTCCCGCCCAAGGCTCTTCGTGGTTGCCAGTTTCCAGCCACTCCTGAAACTCGAACAGGACCGTGAAAGTTTCGTGGGTGTCGTTGCTGATTTCAAGCTCGATCTCGCTCTGGCTCACTCGTATAGTTTTTTCAATTTTCATATCTAGTTCCTTTCTTACTATGCTTAAAGTATCGCACGGTTTTTGTTGAATTGCAACATTTATTTTTGTTTTTTTTCGTGCAGAAAGTTTACGAAAGGGCTTGACAGGCCCGGGGGCAAAAAAACTTTTTGAGTTGGCACGGAACTGCTCGAAAAGTCAGGGCGTTTTATGTGTAAGTCGTTCATTTGCAAGGACTTACGGCGCGCGGGGGCGGTCGCCGCGCGCAAGTCGTTGCGTTGCAAGCACTTACAACGAAATGCCATCTACTTTCGGAGGGTTTTCATGCCAAGATTAAACAAAAAAAGAGATTTTTTTGTCTTGACACGCCTCGTGGTCGTGACCTAGTAACGCCAGCGACCGTAACGACTTCTTGACTGACGGTAAAGGGCGTTCTCAACGGAGTCATCATCCGCGTCACCGCTTCCAGTGTACCAGCTATCAGGGTCGCCAGATTCACGGGCTTTCCGCATATTTTCGGCGACAATCCGACCAGCTTCATTCCACTTTTCTTCTTGAGTCATTTCTTTTTCGTTTTTCATATTCATACCTTTCTTTAGCTAATGAGTTTGGACGCGACCGCTTTTTTGATCACATCTCTAGTTATGATTGTTTTCTCGACATCCCCGAAAAACCCGCTGGTGATCCAGTCGAATGCGTCCTCTACTAAGTGAATAATTTTTTTCATCGTGTTACCTTTCTTATTATACTTATAGTGTCTCATAAATTTCGGAAAAGATCAAGCATTATTTTCGATTTTTTTGCATTTATTTAGCTCAACCGTGGTCCATTTGCCTTTATCGGATCCGCTTAAGATTTCAGCGGAAGCAAACTCGCCTCTTACCGTGGAAGTGAAGACCTTTACCAGATCACCCTTCCCTGTAATGTGGGTTGCTTCGTTGCTAGTGATTTCGGGATTCCAGTTTAGTGTTTTGATTTTCATAGTTACCTTTCTTATTATACTTATAGTGTCTCATAAATTTCGGAAAAAGTCAATACCTATTTTTGCTTTTTTTTCAGTTTTTTATCCTGACGCAATCGGATTTGTTTTGAGCCGTTTTCCCCGCCACGGTGGCAACGATATAAACTGTCTGGGTGTCATCGCATACCATGGAAACGACCTGACCCTGAACCCCTGCGAGCGGGCCTCTGATGATCTGAACCGCGAAGGGCTTGTCTATTCTGTATTGTATTGCTGTCATAATTTTTCTCCTTTTTCTATGTTACTATTATACAGGCATATTCAAGTAAGTCAACCCTACTGTACGCTTTTTTTTGGTTTTTTTTATGCAGAAAGTTTACGAAAGGGCTTGACAAGCTCCGGCCACAAAAAACTTTTTGAGTTGGCATGAAACTGCTTGGAAAGTTGGGGTGTTTTTGGCGTAAGTCGTTCTGTTGCAACGGTTTACGACGCGCGGGGGGCGCGCGCCGCTGTAAGTCGTTGGTATTCAAGCACTTACAGCTAAAAGCCCCTTGTTTTTGGAGCAGTTCCGTGCCAAGTGGCGGTACATTTTTCGTGCCAAGTACAAAAAAAAGACCCCCCGTGACCCCAGAAAGGATAAGAGGGTCACGAGGGGGAGCGAACGACCAGAGGGAGGCTGGTCATTACGCAGGGGAGGAGACGCTAGGCTTTGATAAACTCTCCGTCAACAAGCAAGTCTTTAATCTTGTCAACCTCAAAGACACGAATATTTTCACCCTTGTTGTGGTCTACCGCACGGATGAATGTTTTGCCCTTGTTCTCAAACAGAGCGGAAGTGATAGCCTGTCCGTATGGAGGCGTTGACAGTCGGGAGTCACCCATTCGGATATTGCGGACGCTAGGACCGTCTTTCCCCTCATAGGTGATGCTTGCGATTGAAGTTCCACGGGCTTCCAGTGATTTGATTTTTTCGATGATTTTTTTCATGTTTCTTTCTTTCTGTTTTTTTGTTTTTTGTTTAACCGAAGTCGATTGAGCTTCTTGCAAGATCGTCCACCCCGCAAGCATAATCTCCGTCAGTGTATTCTCCAAGTTTATAATGGAATCGCTGATCCTCTTGATAGCCATCGAAGCTCGCCCACGGGTCTTTCGGTTTGTTGATGGGTTCAACTTCTTCGTCGAGGATGTTTTCAATTTCTTCGTAGTCATAGTCGTATGTTTCTTTCATCGTTCTAGCCTTTCGTTTACTTTAGATAATCTTATACTATACCAGATAGGAAGTCAAGCCCCCTCATCCATTTTCTTTCAACAATTCTTCTCTCGCCCACTCTAGAGCATCGACCCAAACCAAAGCGTCAAGACCCCGCTTTGTTGCTTCGTTACGCTCGTTCAAGTCATCAGACAGGTTGCTGATATTTAAGAAGCTCCGAGCCTCTTTGATTTTGCTTTCGATTTTTTCGTTTACTTGTTCTCTGGTTAACATAATCTTATTCCTTTCTTTATTCTTCTATTATACATACCCCGCAAGACATTGGAAGCTTTTTTTTTACTTTTTTAAAGGTTAATCAGAAAGCTTAAAATGGGATACCAGATCATGCTGGTCATCATCAAAATGCAAGAGGCGTATCCAAGTTTGTCGATCAGTGTTTCGTTTTTCATATTCATATCTCCTTTTCTCTATTATAAGTGTCTCACATATCAGCAAGAAAAGCAAGAGGAAAAAACATTTTTTTTCGTTTTTTTTTCATGTACTTTTTTTATTATTTTGCTTGACAGCCCCGGGGCGAAAAAACTTTTTGAGTTGGCACGGAATCCCTCCGGAAGCGCAGGTGTTTTATGCGTAAGTCGTTGCACTGCAAGGGTTTACGACGCGCGGGGGTCGCGCACCGCTGTAAGTCGTTGATTACCAAGGGTTTATGACTAAAAGCCTTATGTTTTTGGAGCAGTTCCGTGCCAAGATTTGTAAAAGATTTTTTGTTATTTTGCTTGACTAGATTCTCACATGGCGGGCTTTTACTCCGTCCAGCCCCTTAGCAAGTGCCAGATTTTTTTCATCATCATCGAAGAAGAAAACATTTTTCTTATGATTCTTTTTTATTGTTTCTAAGACTTGTTTTTTTACTTCGGCGACAGAGTGGGTTTGATTGTCCCCGATTGTATGGATGTGACATTCTGAGATTTCAATTCCTTTTGATTTCAGGAATTCGTGAATTTCTTTTTTTACCTTTTCGGTTCTTGCGGTAAGGATGTAAACTGATGAATTGGATTTTTTGTTTTGAACCGCTTTGCTAATCTTTTGCATTAAGCTTAGGAAGAAAGTTGGTTTTGCAGTTTCCCGAAAGATTTTCGGGCAATCAAACTCCATGAAGTCGAACCGCTCACCGTTTCCAATTTCATAAGTATTGTAAACGGCGGGGGTTATTTTTTTGACTATTCGATCTTCTGAATCTCGGATAATGATTTTTGCATCGGTAGTTACCAGAGTGTCATCTACATCGAAGACATATGCTTTTGAGTTTTTTATTTCTATTTCTTTTCTTATCATAATTCTATTGTTTCATATATTTGCTGTTTTGTCAACCCCCTAAATGAATCTTTCTTTCAGAAGGTTTTCACCACTTCCCAAGGGGTTGGGCAACGGTTCAAGGCCTTTTCTATATCGGCAAACCTCTGTCCTAACTCGAAGATTTTTTCCGCATCTTCAATCCCTAACACCTGTATCAGGAACACTTGGTACTCATTTCTTTCTTTAACACTCATCTCTAATTCCTTTCTCTATCTATACCTTACCACACCCGGGGCATATTGCAAGCCTATTCGATGCTTTTTTTCATTTATTTACGCTATCGCCCGGAGCGGAAACAATGGGGTATAATCAGGACTTGGCATAGAACCCATCCAGAAGTTGTGTTGTTTTGTGCGTAAGTCCTTGTATACCAACGGTTTACGACGGGCGGGGGTCGCGGGCCGCTGTAAGTCGTTGATTAGTAAGCACTTATGACTAAAAGCCCTATGTTTTTCGAGCAGTTCCGTGCCAAGTGGCCGTACATTTTTCATGCCAAGTGTCGCCAATGCACAAAGGAAACCCCCCGCCCGAAAGGAGGAAGGCGGGGGGTCTCTGTGTAGCCACGGCGGGATGAGCGTACCGCCGGGGCCTATGGTTTTGGGGTCAATTCTTTTTCTGTTTGGCTCTCACTTCTTCTTCAGTAAGCACTGGCCAGCAGCCGTCACTGTTAAAGACTAGAGTGCCAAACGCAGTGGTGATCTGGAAGCTACCGAAGCCAGCCCTTGAGACTGTGCCTCTCACTGGATCATCTGGGCGAGCCGGATCTAGTAAAGTCTTTTCTATGTTCATGCGTCAATGCTCCTTGTCGGTTCTATTGCTTATCTATTCTTGCTTACGATTACTTCGTTAGCACCCGTCCATACTGGGCAATGCACCACTTTGAACCCGTCGATCGATCCGACCGTGGTCGATTCGTTAAAGGTGATCATTGCTCCCAACTCACGGAGTACCGGAATGACCTCAAGGCTATTCACTCCGAGGATGACGCTCTTGCCGTTTTCGGCTTGCTTCATTGCTTTTTTTAATTCGTTTACTTTCATTGTATTCCTTTACTGATTAGAGTTGCCAGTCACCGACAACATCTGAGATGTAACCGTCGCAACGGAATTGCTTGACGGTTTTGATGTTAGCAAGGTCGGAGTAATCCCGAACCTTGATTAAGAAGCGACCTTCGTCACTTACATTCTGGAAACGATCCTCTTGGAATCTTTCCTTTTCTATTAGTATTGTTCTATGTATTTTCATATTTACCTTTCTTTGTTTCTTTCTACTATTATACTCTCATATATCGCCCTATAAGTCAACCCCCTAAATGCATCTTTTTTTTGATTAAATCATCCCTGATTTCGAGTAGGATTTCGGCGGTCAGGGTGGCCATCTCGGATCGGGTTTTTTCACTCCGGATGGCGATCAGATTATCAGCTTTCAGAGCCTTCGCCTTGTGGCTTCCGGCTTCTTGGATTTGCTTTTCAATTTCCTTATCTATCTTTTCAATCGTTTTCATATTCATATACTCCTTTTCTGTATTATAATACTCTCATATATCGGGGCAAAAGTACAGCTAAAAGATCATTTATTTTTGCTGTTTTTAAAGGGGTTTAATAGGATTTAATGATTTTTTTTGTTTTTTTATGTTTTTATTTTGCATGGCCTACACCCCCCCCGTTTTACAAAAAAACCGACACCGAATTTTTCATAATACAGCGGGGGGGACACCAACTCACGCGACTCCCAAAAAACTCAGGGTATAAATCATACCCCCTCTACTGATAGGTTGGAAGTATAATCAGGGTCTGTTCTGGAGTAAAGAGGTACTCAAGACCCAGCTCGGTTCTCATAAATATACTGTAGTTAAGCGGTTCTTTTGGCGCGGGCTCCTCTTTCGGTTGGCATCCGAGAGCAAGCACTAAACCGACAGCAATAGCGAAACGTTTAATCATCATGCATCATTATATAGTACCACCCCCCCTATTTCAAAAAAAAAGACAAAAAAAAGAAAACTTGAAAACCTTGGATCTAAAAAAATGGGGCGACCCCTATTTTAAGGTTGACTTTTTGTTTCTGTGGGCTTATAATACGTCATCATGAAAGAAAGTAAAGTTAGTGAGTCTGTGAGGGGTTTTTTGGCCCTGTGTTTAATGTTATTGGTTTCTCCTTTTTTGATTTTGAATTTATTTTTTAAGATTTTCACGATAAAATTAAGGCGCAAATGATATCTTTAGACATTACAGAAGACCAGATATCCAGAGCGAAGAAGTTGTATGACTTCTATGACATAAAAGACTCTATTACTCGTGGAAAGTCTCAGTTATGGGGTGCATTGGGTGAGGTTATAACGGCGGACTTTTTGGGCAAAGAGGACATGGAGGTAAGATTTGAGAGTACGAAGGACTATGATTTAATCATAAACGGCAAGACTGTGGACGTTAAGACGAAGAAGACGACGGTAAAGCCTCTGCATTATTATTGGTGTTCGATAGCATCGACGAGTTTACATCAGGATTGTGATTTTTATTTTTTTGTTCGTATTTTGGAGAATCTAAAGAAAGGGTATATGTTGGGCTACATGCCGCAAAAACAATTTTTCAAAGAGGCGACGTTTTTTAAAAAGGGTGAAATAGACCCTATTGGCAACGGCAAGTGGACATTTACCGCAGACTGTTATAATATACAAATCAAAGATCTAATCCCATTCCAAGAAAAATAATGGACCAAAACAGAATCTGTTTAGAAGTTGTGTGCGAAAAATGCAATCTATGCATATGTGAAGTACTGCTTACAGAAGAAGAATTTAAAAAAAAAATAAAAAAAGAAGGTTGGCGCAAAAACATGTGCCCAAAATGTTCAAAAAAACTTGGAGCCCAAAAAACACATGAATAAAATAGACGTATTAGACAAAGGTCATGTAATCTATATTGACCATTATGGGAGCGACCAAAGGATAGTGGATACTGCAAGGGTATCTTATAATGCCGAATCAAAAGGTCAAGAAAAAGATAAAAGACTTTTACATTATCTTTATAAGCATCGTCACACTTCTCCATTTGAGCAATGTATGGTTACATTTAATATTAAGTTGCCACTTTTTGTTCAGGGTCAGATGGTGCGCCATAGAACTCAAAAATTAAATCAAGTTTCTGCTCGTTACATAGAAATGCCTTATGAGTTTTACATACCCCAAAAATGGCGAAAACAAGACACCAAAAACAAACAGGGAAGTGTTGAAGAAGAAGATTTTAACCCTATAATGTGTTTAAGAAATTTTGCTAATCACGATGAAGACGCAACATCAGATGAAATCGTTGCTGGAAAATGGTTGGAAGTTAATGCGTCGAAAGAACTGGAACTTCAAAGTCGTATCGCATATAATACTTATAAAAAAATGCTCGAAAAAGGTATCGCAAGAGAAATGGCAAGAATGATTCTTCCTCAAAATCTTTACACTGAAATTCGAACAACTTGGGACTTGCATAATCTAATGCATTTCCTTAGACTAAGAATGGATGAGCATGCCCAATGGGAAGTTCAGGAATACGCCAGAGCTATGTACGAAATCACAAAAGAACACTTTCCTTGGACTATGGAAGCGTTTAACAAATACACATGGGAAATAAAAGAATGAACAAACATACCGAAAAAGCAATAGAAGAAACCGAAGAAGCTGAAGCATGGGATTGGGCAATTATTGAAATGTTTAAAAATGCAGATGAAGCTCTCATCTTTAAGCCAAACTCCTCCGAATTCGAAAAAATCAATTATGACAATATTAAGAACGTTGCGAAAGGAAGCTATTTTACTCCAAGCTACAAATCCGGATATAGATGGCTTAAAGAAACAGGGACAAAATGGAGTTTGGTGAATTGGCAGGAATTTATTGACTATGCCCTTGAAACGGAATCAGGAAAAAAAGCCTTTCAAGAGGGACTCGAAAATGAAAAACGATTCATAGAACAAAAAAACAATAAAGTAAAGGCAAACTGATGAACAAACACACAAAAAAAGCAATACAGGATACTGAAGAATACGAAGCTTGGGGCGCCACTATTGGTGTCATGTTTAAGCTGGGTATGTCACATGACGTCATTACTTTTAAACCGAATACTTCCGAGGTCGAAAAAATAGACTACGATGTTGTAAAAGAACTGGCAAAAGGAACTTATTATTCTGATGGTTCGTTGGGGTATCCATGGCTTGAAGGAGCCAAGTGGAGTCAGGTCAACTGGGAAGAATATATCAATCACGCTCTTGAAACAGAGTCTGGAAAAAAAGCGTTCGAAAAAAATCTCGGGGATATAAAGGCGGAGCGAAAAAAATACGCCGAAACACACAAGAAGGAGTGGGAAGAACAAAAATATCTATTACCTCTTTACATAAGGGGGCTAGAAAAAATTATGGACAAAGATGTCGAACCCAAGCTGAGTATGCAAACTTACCGCAATGATTTTAGGCATAGCGTTATAACAGAGTTTCTAAAAAATTCCCTCATCTTTAGTAGGGATTTCGAAAAAGTATGGTTAAATGGATATATAGAACTTTCACCCAAAATAAATTTACACTCAGTAGATTTGTCGCAGAAGTTTGAAGAAGAGTTTGCGGAGTTCAATAAAGAAGTTGCGTCTTTCAAAGAAAAGAATGAATATTTTCACCCTTCTGCGGTATTAGAGCTAAAAATTCTTGAGTGGTTTGTTCAGCAAGACAAAGTTAAACAACACATAGAAGAAGTAAAGCAGTATGTCGCAAAAATAAAAAGTGCAAAAGAAAAAATAAAAGAACTTCAAAAAGAGATAGATGATATAACCTCAGAATGCTCATTAATGAATTTTAATAATAAAAGGTTAGACTGTGACGCTTCCTACACAGATAACTTCAACAATATTATAGATCAAACGGCAGAAGATCGATTGGAAGAAGAGGAGCCTCTCGATATCAACAATTTCGATGGACACAAGAATATTATTGGACTTGATGAATCAGTAGAGGAATAAAAATGTTCGAAAAATGGCATGAATTTTGGCTCTGGAAAAGATTTGGCTTGCATCGCTGTGATATATGTTATAAGCTCTGTCTTATACAGTATGAAATAGGACTTGGTTATTGGTGTTGCAGTAATATTGATTGTATGGATGAAGCCAGTGAATGTGCCGAAAAAGATTATCATGTATGGAATAACGAAAAGAGGGAGCTAAAGCCAGAATAGCTCAGTTGGTCAGAGCAACGGATTTGTAATCCGTAGGTCGAGAGTTCGAATCTCTCTTCTGGCTCCATTTTTTTATAATGAAATATAGAACTTTATTTATTAGCGATGTGCATCTTGGGTCTAGACACTCTAATGCTATATCTTTATTGAAATTTTTAGAAGAAAACTCTTTCAATAAGATTTGTATTGTGGGAGATCTGTTTGACTTCTTCGTTAAGGCTCCTGATGAGCATAGAAACAAGCAGTTGGATCTGGTATCTAAGATTTTTGAATTGTCTTCCTGTGGCACAGAGATTGTCTACATCCCCGGAAACCATGACTCGGTATTAAAGCTCTTTAGCGGGTCGAAAATAAAAGGGGTTTCGATTGTAGACGAATATGTTCACACTACTATAGACAATAAAGAAATAAAACTACTACATGGAGATAAATTCGACAACGAGGGAGTTAATCGATTCATCCTTCCGCTGTTTGGAGTGTTTGGCTACGGCCCAATTTTTATGATCAACAAGCTTGTATACAAGTTTAATAAAAACTTTTGCCTGTGCCGATTCATTAAATCAAAAACGGCTAATATCTTTAATACAATAACCACATACGAAAAAAATGTCACAAATGAGTTGACGAACTCTGACTATTATGGCATAATGTATGGACATACTCATTTTCCGAAGATAAAAAATATGAACGAAAAAATCATAGCAAACACAGGAAGCTGGACGGCGGATAATGTGAATTCATGTATTGTCGAAGAACTGTGCGGAGATTTTAAGTTATTGAATGTAAACAAATTAGGGCAACCCATAAATTAGGCAAAAAAATGACTGACCCCGAAAAAGTAAAAATTTATTATGATACCGGAGAACTGTGGAAAGAGGAGAGTTACGTAAATGGCAGGTTAGAAGGTCCGTATAAAATTTTTTATAAAAACGGAAAAATAAAGTGGGTGGGATTTATAAAAGACGACCAATTAGACGGGCCATATAAAGAATTCTATAAAAGTGGAATTTTGAAAGAACAGGGAGCCTATTCTAATGGGGAGTTGGATGGAGAGTATTTCTTTTATGAAGAAAATGGGAAATTGAAGGCTTCTGGACAGTATTATAATGGTAAGGAAGTTGGATTTGTTAATTGGAATTGATGCACCCATAACTCAGTTGGATAGAGTACGAGATTTCTAATCTCGGAGTCGGGGGTTCGAGTCCCTCTGGGTGTGCCATTTAAATTGCTAATATAGATCTAGCAAGAAGTACTTTAGGTGTATATTTCTTTATACGCCTTGTCAAAAAAGAATACAAAGAGAATTAATATGAAAACAGAACTAGACGAAAAACTTTGCAAAGCATTTCCTAAGATTTTTGCCCAGCGCAATCTCCCAACGAATCAGACTGCTATGTGTTGGGGATTTGAGTGTGGAGATGGGTGGTATAATTTGGTATACGACCTCTGTAGCAACATTCAAAAATACTGTGACGAGAATGATATTCAAGTCGAAGCTGTGCAAGTTAAGCAAAAATTCGGCACCCTGCGATTTTATACTTGTGGCGCAGATGATGTTATTTTTAATATGATTCGTGAGGCAGAAGACATGTCACATAAAATTTGTGAAGATTGTGGCACAACAGAATTTGTAAAAATTCGTGATGGTAGATGGATACAAACGTTATGTGATGGATGTTATCAAAAAAGCTCAAGCCCACAAGAATGTTTTATACGTGGGTATAACTAATAAAAAAAGGAAAAATATATGGATTACTCTTCTCGTTGCAAAATAAAACCACAACAAACTTCTTTAGACGGAACTATACTAGCTAAGGATTTAGATGAGTCATATACCTATACAGCGAAAAAGGGGACATGGTTTTTAAATGGAGACAAAATAGCTCTTGATACAAACATGGGCGAAATCGGTGGATTCTTTAGCGGTATCATCAAGGTTGGAAAAATTCACGGAAGATACTATATCGATAAGTATGGTTTCGCAAAAGAGGTGGTCGAAAAAGAAATCTGTAAATGGGAAGATTTCGACATACGCGATTCAAGCGGAAATCTTGTTTCAGTGGTTTATGAAGAAGAGATTTGTAATAAAATAGTTTGATTTTTGTCGTTTTTAGTGTAAAATATATTGAAATGATAGATCACTTACAAGATATTGACGAGGTATTAGAAGATATAGACTTCGAAAAAAAAGAGGAAGACGTTTTTAAAAGTCACAAGTTTTCTCCTAAAGAAATCGAAGCCTATGAACTTGGTGTTGTTATGTCCGACAAAGAAAAGCGCAACCCTTATGATGAAGACAAGGAAAAAGGGTTATTCGAAGCTTTTAATCTTGGTTGGCATTCTCAGCAAGAAGAATAGTTTCTTCATATATTTCTAAAAAATGCCTATCCAAACAATAAGCTTTGGCAAAGGATTCTGCATACCCTTTATCTATCCACTGAATCAAAGCTTGGTATTCGCCTATATCTCGCCCCGCCCTTTCACTCTCTTCGTACTTAAATTTTTCAATACACACCATTTGTATATAGCTTCTTAAGCTCATAAACAGGCGGTTTGAAGCAAAATCTTCCTCGTCTTCTAAATTTGATTCCATTATCTCTAAATTACACGCAAATAAAAGTGTAATAGATATTATGAGGAAGAGTTTATACAGAAAAAAGTTCCTTTATCCATTTTTGTCTAAAATGTATAAGCTTATAGACGAAAACCCACAAAGTTTTATATACAAAAAAATTAATGTCGGCAGGGGAAAAAACAAGGTAATCGGTTTCTGCGATTTCGAAGAAATAGTGGTTGACCCATACCATACGGACTGTAATCCCGTTTCCGTAACAATACACGAGTCTTTACATTGGTTTTATCCAGAATGGAAAGAGAAGAGAGTTCTTAGGGAAGAAAAAAGAATTATGCAAAACCTCTCAAGATGCCAGCTAAAAAGAATTTATCGAAAAATATATAAACTTCTTTAGAACTAATTGGACTTTTTGTGCAAGGCTGAAAAAACGTCGTTAATTCTCTCTTTTTTGATTGCTTCTGCCGGAGTTTCTCCAAGAGATTCGTTATTATTTCTAAGCCAGTTTGCCGCATCGTAGGTTGAGCCAAAAGAATTGGCTATTTTATCCATTAGGTCGTACTTTGTTCTTCTGTTATGCATAAGTATCTATTGTTCCACATATATATACACATAAAAATGATTTTGTACAGAAAAAAGTTGAAAAAAATGTGTAAAACAGCTATAACTTTGTGTAACCTAAATTTTTCGAAAGGCACAATATGAAATATTGTCAAGAATGCGGTAGTAAATTACAACTCGGAGCAAAATTCTGCTCTGGATGTGGAAACTCGCTGACGGGAGAAAACCCGATGTCTCAGCAAGAAAGTCAAGGCGAAGAAGCAGTACAAACAACTTTAAATTTAGACCCCTCTTCAGTTCAGGTGGTCGGATTAGAAAAGAACAGGCTTACTGTTGGAGACCTTATTCAGCAAGAACGTTCATCGGGCAAAGACGGACCCACAATGGATTCTGGGTCTCAACAAAGAAAAAACGCCCCAAAACAAAAAATAACAAAAGATTTCATTAATACGACTATTGAAGAGTGCGGTTCCTCCAGAAACACTCCAAAAACAATCGAATAGATAATGTCAAAAAAATTCTCCTTTGAAGACAAGTCTGACATTATAGATTTGGAACTTAAAAAACGCAGGAACAAGTGGTATCTAAACTCTATTAACCATATAGATTATGATGACGTTTGTCAAATAATTCGCCGTCACATCTATAAAAAGTGGGATCTTTGGGATCAAGAGCAACAGTTAGAGCCTTGGTTGAATAGAGTAATCACTAATCAGATCAAAAATCTTACCAGAAATAATTATGGTAATTTTGCAAGACCCTGTATTACATGCCCAATGAACGAGGGTAAAAATGGGGATATTGATCTTTGTGGTTTCACCGAGAGTGGCGAACAGGATACTCAGTGCGCTTTATTTAATAAATGGAAAAAGGCAAAACAGGAAGCCTACAACATTAAGATTCCTTTGGCCTATGATTTTCACAGTCACGAGGTAGCTTTTAAAAATGACCAAGAATTCAATTTGGAAAGGTCCACCGAAAGACTCAATGAGAGAATGGAGGTTAAGCTTAATAACCCAAAAATGTTTAGGGTTTATAGGATGCTTTTTATAGAAAAATATAGTGATGAAGAAGTTGCCTCTTTTATGGGATATAAGACTACAGAAAAGAATCGAAAAGCTGGTTACAAACAGATAAGAAACTTAAAAATAAAATTCAAAGTCATGGCCCAAAAAATAATTCAAGACGAAGACATTATAATGTGATGAATGTAGAACTCACAGAACAGCAAAAAGAAAAGATTATAGAGATCTACGAAAGTGGAATCACTAATCTCAATGAAATTACACAAAAGGTATACAGAAATAAGAAGCTGGACGGTCGGTCCAAGGAAGGTCGGGGTGTTAGGGACTTTCTTGTAAAAGCGGGCAAGGTCTACAAAACAACAAAGTTTGAGAAAAAGGAATTCTTTTTCACTGACGAACAAGAAAAGTATATAGAAGAAAACTGTAAAGAGAGTCTAATGGAGATAGCAAAAGTTCTGTTTCCAGAGGAAGAAATTAAAACTCCTCTAGATTCAAAGTGCCGCTACATTGATAAATACATCAAGTCCAAAAAGCTAAGAAAAAACTTTATAGAAGATGATAGCGACGGAAGATATGTGCCACCAAAAAAGGTAAAGGATTTAATAACGAAGGTAAACATTTATGCAAACCAAGATTTATGTGAAAATGAGCTGTCGGCAAAAAGTGAAAGATGCATTAAGAGTCTGGCTAAATATTTGCAAACACCCCTTTTCATCAGAAAAATTAATACATACACAGACGAAGACGACAGAATTTTAATGGAGTCAGAATTTATTCGTTACACATGGAATAAGTATGACCTGACGGCAGAAGATTTAACTATGTACATTGGTGTCTGCGTAGATATTATTAGAGGGCAAGTAGTGAGCGAACAAAAAGAAGCTCTCGACAGACAGTTTGAAGAAAGCACTAGCGGAGAGGGTGGAGAGGCGGCCATTAGCATGAGGCTTTCAGAATCAATCAACGCTATTACTCAAGAATTTAATCAGATACAAAAACGAATTGAAACCTCTATAACTAAGTTACAGAAAGACAGATCAAAAAGAATGGATGATCTAAGCTCTCAATCCGCTAACTTCTTATCTCTTGTAGAATCCTTTCAAGAAGAAAAAGAAAGAAAAATTATGCTTACCTTAGCGGAAGCACAAAGGTTAAAGGTTAGGGCTGAAGTTGATAGACTTGAATCGTTGCCCGAGTTTAAGGCTCGAATTTTCGGCCTAAGTAAAGACGAAGCTATATAATGGAAACTGTTTGCAAGGTATGCGGAAAGGACTTCTTGTCCTTAAAGTCCTTACATGGACATTTAAAAGCTCATAAGCTAGTTCTTATGGAGTATTATCCTATATACTTTCCAAGAAAGAATTTGCTGACCGGAGATCAAATTCCGTTTAAAAATTATGAACAGTATTTCTCCACTGAGTTTTCTAACAGAAGTCAAATGGAAAAGTGGTTAGGATTACAGCCTCAAGAAATCTCAGAAAAATATTGCATAGATAAACTGAAACAAAGAATCGAGAAGAAAAATATGGAGTACGCTCCATGCCACATCGACCTGCAAACCTCTAAGATGCCTTCTCTTGATCATTACAAAAGTTATTGTGGGTCTTATAAAAACGCCTGTGATAAAGTCGGTCTCAAACAAAGATTTACAAAGCCTATCCCAAAAGACTTTTTTAATTCTGTCCCAAACAAAAAAATAATTTGTGATACTAGAGAACAGTTGCCAATAAAATTTGAAAACTTCGTTATAATGAAGTTGGACTTTGGTGATTATGCCCTCTTTGGAGAAGATTATAACTATATCTTTGTAGACAGAAAAGCAGAAGGGGATTTTAAGGGGTCTTTTGGAAAAGATATCAATCGAGTTAAACGAGAATTAGACAGGGTAAGAGAATTTGGTGGTTACATATTTTTCCTTGTAGAGAATTCTATCCGACAAATCAAAGCTAATAACGCCAGCGGACCTACATTCAAAAGATCCCAAGGAATGGAAAATATATTTTTTAATACAAGAAGCGTTATGAATGAGTATGGGGATGTTTGTCAAATTTTATTTGTAAACGGCAGAAAAGAGATGTCAGAAATGATACAAAGGTTATTGGTATACGGGCCAGAATTAAAATCCGTAGATGTTCAGTATTTTTTGGATAAACATTATGAGTTGGATAGTCGGATCTCAGAACAAGCCTAAAAACAACCCGCAAGAAACCTACGATAAGCTCAACTCTTTACAGGGGTTCCTTAGAGAGGATGAGGCGAAAAGATGGCTTTATGAATTTTTTAGAGAAGATGTTTCTTTTGCATGTTATATGTTAATGGGGGTTAAACTTGCTCCTCATCAGCATATGATGGTAAAAGCAATGATGAATAACGACTATATATTAAACATACTTGGTCGTGGTTCTGGAAAATCTTTTCTTGCCGCTATATTTGCTGGATTATATGCCCTATTAAATCCGGGTGTGAACATAGGTATTCTTAGTGCTTCGTTTCGACAGTCAAAACTCCTGTTCAAGAAGCTTGAAGACATTTCCAACGAAAGGGGTGCTGAAGCATTTAGGAACTGCATAACCAAAAACAGTAAAAACTCTGACATGTGGCATATGTCCATTGGAAGATCCAATTTGTATGCATTGCCACTAGGATCTGGAGAAAAGCTTCGTGGATTTCGTTTTCAGTGCCTTTTGATTGACGAGCTTCTTTTGATGCCAGAAAAAACCCTAAACGAAGTTATTCTACCGTTCTTGGGGGTTGTACCAAACCCAACAGAAAGGCAAGATCTTAGAGAGGCAGAAGACTTGCTTATAGAAAATGGTGAGATGGAAGAAAAGGATAGATTTATTTGGCCTAATAATAAATTTGTTGGTCTGTCTTCAGCTAGTTACAAATTTGAATACCTTTATGAGCTCTATCAGGTCTATGAGAGGCTTATTATGGGTAAGTCTGGGCAGGGTATCACAGAAACGCAAAAAGAGCTTATAGAGAAAATGAGCGACAAACAGGCTTCAAGAGCGGTGTTTCATATGAGCTACGAAGCCATACCAGAATACTTCTATGATCAAAATTTAATAGCCCAAGCTCTGGACAGCATGTCAGAACAGCAATTTGCTCGGGAATTTAAATCTTCCTTCATTGATGATTCTGGAGGATATTTTAATATTCAAAAGATGCGTGATTGTACTGTGGATGATGGAATGGAGCCGTCTGTACAAATTAAAGGCGATAACAATAAAAAATACCTTCTTTCAATGGACCCGAGTTGGTCTGAGGAGGACAGTTCTGATGATTTCGCTATACAGCTTTTTGAACTCAATGACGATAGGTCTTGGGGCACATTAGTTCACAGTTATGCCCGATCTGGAGAAACACTCAAGAATCATATAAAATATTTTCACTATTTGTTCAAAAACTTTAATATTGTCTCCATCTGGGCTGACCATGCTGGTGGAGTAACATTTATCAACGCCTGTAATGAAAGCGTATTGTTTAAAACCGATAATATAAACCTGAAAAGTATTGACGAAGATTTTGATGATGTGGAAAATTATTCAAAATGTATCAGGAGAGCCAAATCTCAATACAATTTAGAATCCAATACAATAGTATTCTACAGAAAATTTGGTTCGGCCAACTGGATAAGAAGAAGTAATGAGCTTTTACAGGCGAATATTACGCACAAAAGAATATGGTTTGGCGGAAGATGTTGCGACGAAACTTATCAGATACAAAAGGGCAAACAGGTTAATTTAACTGGAATAAAGTTCAATCAGAAAGATGAGGACGCCCTCTATAATGAGAAGGATCCAGAAGCAAAAAAGATTGAACTTATAGAAAAACTGTATGATTTGGTGAACCTTACTAAAGCTGAATGCGCTCTGATTGAAGTAAAAGCTAATCCCCAAGGTCACCAAACTTTTGATCTGCCCCAAAACCTAAAAAGACAGACAGGGCCGAATAGAACTCGTCGAGATAGCTACACGGCGCTTTTAATAGGTAATTGGGGTATTGAAAAATACTACGATATGACATCTAATAGAGTAAAGGTTGAATCAAATACGTTTCAACCGTTCTTTATGTGATAAGTAAATTCTCATCAAATGTGACTTTGTGTAAAGGAATGTGAAATGTCAAAAAGAAAATATACTAAAAAGAACAAAAAATATTGGGAAAGCCTAAGTAAAAAGCAGAGTTTACCTACTAAAACTGTTGCTCAAGCATCGACCAAAAGTCGAGATTTGCCAACTTTACCTCAGGTAGAGATGGATTTCTTGGTCGGAGAGCCATATTCTGAGGCGAATGAAGCGAAAGCTTCTTATAGCAGAACGTCCCAAGGCCTGTCTTCTAAAACAAGAGGGGCTCATGCCGCAAAGTTTGCTAAATTAGATAAATACAGCAACGTTAGAAGATTCGAAATTCCATACAATTATTCTGGCGAGAATATAAGCGCTCGAGACGCTATTATTTTGTGCCAAAAAACTTATGCAAATTTTCCCCTTTTCACAAGAACCGTAGATTTGATGTCTGAGTTTGCCAATTCAAATATTTATTTGTATGGTGGAACTAAAAAGTCCAGAGAATTAGTAAAAAAATGGTTTACGAGAATTAACCTTTGGTCTTTCAAGGACCAGTACTTTAGAGAGTATTATAGGTCTGGAAATATTTTTATTTATAGGTTAATGTCTAAGTTTTCGGCAGATGACTTTAAAAGCATAAGGAAGATGTACTCCGAAGCCGGAGCTAAAGTCGGGGATATACCTATAAAGTATATCATAATGAATCCGGCTGATATAGCTATGGATAGAGGCATGGCCCATGATGCCCCCAATTATAAAAAAATCTTGTCTGAATATGAGATCAATGAATTAAGAAATCGAAAAACAGATCAAGCCGAAGAAATTTATAAATCTCTTCCAGATGATGCAAAAAGAAAATTGCAAAGCCAAGACTGGAGAGAGACGGGAGTTGAAATAGAGCTTGATCCAAAAAGCGTTTTTTCTAGCTTTTATAAAAAACAGGACTACGAGCCATTTGCAATTCCTTTCGGATATTGCCTCCTTGATGATATAAATTGGAAGCTTGAATTAAAAAAGATCGACCAAAACATAAGCAGAACAATAGAAAATGTTATTCTTTTGGTTACGATGGGTGCAGAACCCGACAAGGGCGGTACAAATTATAATCATATTGCGGCCCTCCAAAACATTTTTGCTGGAGAGAAGTCTGGTCGGGTTTTGGTTTCTGATTATACTACTGAAGCTAAATTTATTATTCCCGACTTGAATAAAGTCCTTGGTTCTGAAAAATACAGGGTTGTTAATGAAGATATTCAGAATGGATTGCAAAACATATTCTTTTCTGACGCAAAATATTCTGGAAACGAAGTTAAAACGAAAATATTCCTGAAAAGGCTCAATGATGCGAGAAACGAATTTCTCTCTTTCTTTCAGCCCCAGATAGATCAAGTTTGCGAATCTATGGGTTTGAAGGGAAAAAGTCCTCAAGCTAAATTTACAGAAATAGACATGAATGACGACGTAGCATTAAAAAGGGCTACAACAAGACTTATAGAATTGGGTATTATACATCCGCAAGACGGCTTAGAAGTTATAAAAACCGGAAAGTTCCCGTCTCAAGAAGAGCATCAAATGAGTCAACAAAGGTTGGTTGACGAAAGAGAAAAGGGCTGGTATAATCCTCTTGTTGGTGGAGTGCCAGTAATAGATAGTCCAGAAGGCTCAAATAATACACCGACCAAGGTTCCTAAGCAGGACGTTGGCAGGCCTTCTAGTAAAGCGTCGAAATCTCCAGCTCAAGAATCTTATAAAGCCGAAGATATCGTTAAAGCCTCGAAAGAAGTTGAAAAGTTTTTCAAAGATGCCTGTGGTATTGCAAGAAAAGTCTATGATAGGAAGAAACTGACCAAAGAACAGAAGTCTCTTGTGGAGCAGGTTTGCGAAACTATTACGCAGTCTAAAGTTGAAAAGGATTGGCGAGATACGGCAGAGAATTTCATGAAGGGCAACTTAAATGTTGAGGATTTAGATATTCTTCCAGAGATTAAAAAAATCGCGTGTGACCTAGATTTGGATTTTAAGCATTCCGCTTTAATGTTCCATTCAAAGAATTTGTTTTCACAAAAATAAAACTTTTGTGTACAAATTGGGGACATGGACAAAAAATCTTTTAAATATACATCGACGTTTTTATCGGAAATAACCGCCTCTAGTTTCATACCTGAAAAGGAAATGAATATTTCAGAGGCGACGATCTCTAAACTTGCTGGAAGAGTTCCTTATATTGATCTAGAAAAAAATATAGATTTACATGGAATTGCATTTGAAGTAGCCCTCGTCAACCAATTTAACGAAAACGGTGACGGGATAGCTTCCGCAGAAGCCTCAAAATGCTTTGATTATTTCGTAGATAAGCCAATTAATAAAGAACATGAACGATCAGAAGTTATCGGTCATGTTGTCTCAGCCTCTCTTTGCGAGAGAGGTTTTGGAAAAACTCTTTCTGTTGACGACATCATTGGTTCTGACGAAGTGTTTTCAATTACTCTTGGAGGAGTAATATACAAGATAGTAAATCAATCCTTCTCTGAAATTCTTTCTAATATAAAAGATAATGATGACGAGGAGTCCCATATATACGCAAGTTGGGAAATCGGGTTCAATGAATACAACTTGGCCGTTGGACCTACTAAACTTTTAAAAGATGCTGTCGTTTATGAGGACGAAGCTTCTATAGAAAACTTTAAGCCTTACGTTAAAGCGTTTGGCGGAACTGGTAAAGATTCCAAAGGAAATTACGTATTTCGGCTTCCTGTTGGAGAAGTTTTACCGCTAGGCGTGGGGTTAACAACCAACCCCGCTGCTAAAGTAGATCCTATCTACATAGAAGGTAGAGAGGATAAAGATTCGGATTGCAAAGCATCTGCTGTAAAAAATAAAATAAAAAATACAGAAGAAAATATTTCACATAAATCCGAGTCTAATGTAAGAACTGATACAGAAAGCAACCAAAAAGGTATAAAAATGGACGAAAATCAAATAAAAGAAATCGTTGAGGAGGCGCTGGCAGAAAAAGAGGCTAAACATGAGTCTATTGCACACGCTTCTGAAAAAATAGTTGAGGCTATCAAATCGGCGAACGACAAGTACACCGAAGAAAAAGAAGCTATCAACGCAGAAAAACAGGCTCTTGAAGAGCAAGCTCTTGCTGAAAAAGAAAAGGTGGAAGAAATTTCCAAAAGCCTTGAAGAAGTAAAATCAGAGCTTACTGCCGCTCAAGAGAAAATTCAGGAAATGGAAGCTGAAAAAGAGAAGGCTGAAGCCGCCGCTAGATTCGATGCGAGACTTGATGAAATCAAGGATGCATACGAGCTTGGCGAAGAAGTTACTAAAATTGTAGCGAAGCGCTTGGGTCAGATCGAAGATGACGAAGCTTTTGAATCTTTGAAAGAAGAATTTAAAGTGACCTTTGCTCACTTGAATAAAGAATTGATCGCACAGAAGCAGGAAGAAACCAAACTGGCCGAAGCTAAACTTGAAGAAGCTAAAGCTAGCGAAGTTGATCCCGTGGAAGAGAGCGAAGCAGAAGAAAAGAAGGAACTTCCGAACACGGCCTCCTCCGCTTCTGAAGAACAAGACGAAACAATGCAAGAGAAGTTCGGTAAAGCTTTTAATAAAGAAACCGTAACAGTATCTTAATAACAAAGGAAAAAGAAACATGAAAAGACTATATCCCCTTCGTGATATTAACGAACATGACGTTGTTAACTTTTTCGCAAGAACATCTGTTAACAACCAGAACACGGATACTGGAGACGGCGACTCTGGAGTAATCGTAGCGATTTCTTCCGGAAATTTGGATCAAGATCCTGTTACCTTTTCTTCTAATGGCTACCTCGGCAAGACCGATTACGCTTATGTTGGAAGAAATCAGTATCCAGAAGTACCTCACAAACTGGCCACAGCCGGAACTGGTGACAATGCCCTTGGCATCACTCTCCGCGAAGTTGCTCTGTATGATGAGAACAATGAGAAATATCTCTACTACCCGCAAAAAGCTACCGAAAACCAGATCGTTCTGAGTGGACAAGCTGAACCCGTTTTGACACGCGGTTTTGTTACCCTCGATGATTCGGCTTTCTTGAGCACAGTCCCCGCAGTGAACACCAACCTTGTTGTTGCTTCTGGCGGTGGAAAGTTCGATGCAGAAGGCGCTGGTGGAGCAGGTACGACTGTAGTAGGCAAAGTCCTAGCTACTGGAAGTCGCGTTGCTGGTGATACCGCAGATTATTTTGCTGGTGCCGCTGGTGCGACTGGAACTTACGCTTACGTAAAAATCGACTTTTCTTAAGGAATAAATAAAATGGAAATTAAGTTTAAAAGAACTAAAGATCAGATCGCGCTTGTGAAGCAGATGGCATCCGCTAATAAGGCAGAAGCTATTGAAGCACAAGAAATGATGGCCGCATTCATGAGTCAGACTCTTGCTGAAGTCATTGATACCGCTCCTACGATGAGCAATTACTACACCACGGTTCCATTTAACCCTGATGAAAACCCCAGCTTCCCTGTTGATCTCTACTCTGATATCACTGACGAAGACTTCCTGAAGGTTTACAGTCAGTCGGTTCCGGGTGGACTGCCTTCTAACGAAGTTGTTGTGCCTTCTCAGGAAATGAAAGTCGCTACTTACTCTCTGGACTCCGCTTGGAGTTTTGATTCTAAGTACGCTCGGCGTTCACGCCTTGATGTTGTGGCCAAAACCTTCCAGAGAATGATGCAGGAAGTGATGCTGAAGCAGGAAACTACTTCCGCTAATCACATTCTGGGCACTCTGGCTGACAACGCCGCTAACACGGTTATTACCGGATCGAGCACCGCACTTCTCCCCGCAGACTTTAACGATTTGATCGTTAGAGCCGAAAGAGTTAACTCTTCTTGGACGGGCGGAACTCCTGCTGGTAACGTTGGCGCAGTGACCGACATTGTTCTCGGACCTGAGCGTATGGCCGATCTTCGGGCAATGGCTTACAACCCGATCAACACCGTAGACAGTGACCAGACGGTTGCTTCTGGTGCTGACAGTGGTATCGCGGCTCCCGACGGAATTCGTTCCGGCCTGTTTAATGGCGGTGGAATTCCGACCTTCTATGGTCTGGGAATCCGCAACATCAGAGAACTTGGCGTGGGACGCAAGTGGACGAACGTATATGACGCCCTCTCGGGTAGTGATTTCGACGCCGCTACTGACGACCTCGTACTCGCTCTGGACCTTTCCGGAAGCTCCATGATTCGTGTGGTTTCCACAGATCCTGATTCCAATTCGAGCATTTCTGTTAATGTTGACGATCAGTTCGTCGCACGGCAGAGAAAAATCGGCTGGTGGATGGAACTGGAAGAAGGTCGCGTGATCCTTGATTGGAGAAAAATCTTCGGTATTCGTATCGATAACGCGAACGCCTAATCCAGTTAGGTAACAAATCAAAAGGCTCCGTCTCGAAAGAGGCGGAGCTTTTTTGTTTCTCTAAATATGCTACAAAGTGTAAAGAGAATCAAAGGAAAAAGGTTAAAATAGGTAATAAATATGAAAAAAGATATATTTGAACACGAGGCAAACGGAAAGTTAACTGAAAGAAATTCAAAAGCACAAAAGATTCAAGACGCAATTGGTATTCAGGCAAAGAATCCATTTGGGGTTAAAACAATTGAAGCTTTAGAAGAAAAGCTTTCGAACTCATCTCTAATAGATTTGCGAAGACTGGCTATAAACGCTGGAGAATCAGCTTCTGGAACTGTTCCGACTCTAAAAAAGAAAATTAAGGGCGCATTCAAAAAGTTCCAAAGTAATTGCGGTGGATATAAAGTTAGAGATGTCGAACAATGCTTTTCTGAAGAACAAAAACGAAAAGTAATGGACATCAACAAAAATGGCTGACTTAAACACACTAGCGCAACAGGTTATCGAATCAGAATTTGACTATTTGACTGGCACAGATAGAATCTGCCAGAAGACTACAATAGAAAACTGGTTTAGATATAATCTTGGTATTTTAAATACGCATTTATTTACTTGTTACAGCGGAGAATCTCCAGAATGGGGTCTTGAAGAGCAGGCTATTTACAAAGCGATGTACTTGTCCAGCTTTTATGGTCAAGAAGCCAAAAAAGTTCTCCGAAACATGAACTCAAACACTTTGGAGTGGTTAACTCTAAAGGAGGGTGATTCTCAGATAACCCTGCAAAATAAGAATGAAGTAGCAAAAACGTATAGAGGATTGGCTTCTGAAATGACAGAAGAGGTAAACCGACTAGTTCAGAACTATAGGCTTTATCAGGTGAATCCTACTGATGTTAGTGTCTCCGTTTCTACATTTGATGGATTTGAATAATGACAAGTTTTTTATCTGCCGCCCAAAAAGCCCAAATTAATGCGGTTTTTGATGACATTCATGATACCTTCAAAAGAAATATAAACGTATACAAGAAGGGTCAAGAAACTCTAATTGATTTAGGTGGCGGTGGATATAATAATCTTTATGATAGAGAAAAAGACTCAAAAAACACACCGCCTTCTTACGAAAAGTATACTATAGATGCTAGGATAAAGTATATAGGGGAAGGAAAGGAAGACGAGCTTCTTGATAAAAGGGGTCTTCAAGTTGAGTTTCCTTATGGCGGTATACGACTTAAATTAGATAAAACGGCTTATGACTTGTTAATCTCCTCTAAGAGAGTAGAGGTTGATGGTCAAATGTATAAGGTCAAAAGTGAGGCATCTAGAACCGGGCCTTTTGGTGCAAATTATTATATCATCTACTTGCAAAGGGAGGACTAATGCCTAGAAAAGTTTTTGTAAATACTAACTCTATAGTAACAAAAGTAAGAAAATCCAAAACCGTTAATAGGCAAATGAAATCCAGAGCCGAGTCTGTTGGTAGATTAGTGTCTAGAGTATCTAACGAAAAGTTAAAAAGAGATTTTGAACAGCACCCAGTAACAAGAGAATTAGATGGGGGTGCCAATGCTACGAATATATCTGGAACTCTTGGCGGTTATGGTAATCTTTTTACATTTATAGGTTTCAACCAAGGATCTAAACCAACAAACGCTATAAGACCAATTATTCAAAATTCTATAAGAGTAAAAAATGTTAAAATTGACAGAAGAACGAGCTCTGTTATTATAGAA